AGTAAATACTTGAGAAGACACAAATAATTTTGCTAAATTAGTTCCACCATCTTTGAAAAAAACTTGACCCGCTCCATCGGCATTTAAAATAATTTTATTACTTGAAGCAATAGTTAAATCTGTACCGTCACCAGATATGTTTTCACCTGCGTCACCAAATGAAATTGTACCGCTTGTTGTAAATGAAATATCTGAGGCTAAATCAGCACCTGTGATTGTTGCGTTGAGTATGTCAGCTGATGTAACTGTATTATCTACAATTTTTGCTGAAGTAATTGAATCGTCTGTTGTAATTGCCAGACGTGCTGGAGATTTTCCAAGATAACTAGCCATCTTACGTTATCTCCATTATACTTAAAGTCGTATCTACACTATTTGCTGTGTTACTTGTAACCTTTATAGTATCTGCTACCTCCAAAACGTATTTGTTACCTGTCATTAATTCTAAAGCAGATTTAGCAGGTATTTCTGCATTGGTTACAATACTTACATTATCACCATCATTGTTTTCAAGGCTAACAGTTACCTCTATGTTTGAAGAAGATATATTAGAAAGGGTTAATCCTAAAATTATAGCTGTGGTAGATGAAGGTGTAGCATAAATCGCCATAGCAGTATTAGCACCTGTACTACCACCACCTTTTGTTTTAACTTTGAAAGTATTTGCCATGTTCTATCCTAATGCAATTGCTAAAGCTGTTGCGTCATCTACACTAGCACCCGTTGATTGATTTGCAACTTCAACAATATTGTTACCACTATCTTTCACATAAATTTTTTTATCAGACGTATTAATAGCTAATTCGCCTACTTGCAAATCAGATGTGCTTGGAACTGAACTTGCTGTTTCGCTTCTTTTTAATTTAATAACAGTCGCCATATTTTTTATTTGTAACGACTACTAATAAGTTCCGCCGTCAACATCTCCGTAAGTTACATTAGTACCGTTGGATTGTAAAATTTTACCATTTGCGCCAAGTGATAATGCAGCCAATGTATTTGCCCCACTAGCACGAATTAAATCACCTGTTGAATAACTTGTTAATCCTGTACCACCTGAGGTAGCTGCAATTGCAGTGCCATTCCATACACCAGTTGTAATTGTACCTAATGTAGTGATTGAAGTTTGACCAACATAGGTACTAGCAATAGTAATTGCGTCAGCACTTACAGAAATTTTATCTGCTGTACCTACTGCGTCAATTGTGTTACCTGATTTAGTTAAACCGTTACCAGCTGAAATTTGACCTGCACCTGAAAACTGTTCAAAATTTATTGATGTTGTACCAAGTGTAATTGTACCGTTTGTACTTAATACATAACCGTTATCAGCATTAGCAGTACCTTCTTCGGTAAAAGTAAATGCACCTGAAGTTAATTCAGAAGCAGCGTCAGCGTCTGGTGTTCTAGTTAAAACAAAAACAGCACTACCACTACCTGTTGTTGTAACTTTGTAGAAACCGTTTTGAGCAGCTACTGACTGATTTTTTACTAGAACTCTATCGTTTAAAGAAAGAGTTACACCATCAATAACAATTGCACCATTTGATGTTGCTGTTAAAGTACCAGCGGCGTTGTTATAGTTAGCAGATAAGTTTGCTGTAGTAGCTACACGAACGGATGCCTTAACATCAAGACCGTTAGCAACACTATCAACATAAGTTTTATTTACAAGTGAATCCGAAGTAAACCCAGCACGACCCTCATAACCTGAAGGAACTGTAACTGAACCTGTTCCGTTTGGAGTAAGAGCTATGTTACCGTTTGAGTTTGTAGATGAAACTGTATTACCATCAATTGTAATATTATCAACATCAAGAGAAGTAATACCATTTAAATCTGTTTGTGTACCACCTAATGAAATTGTATCAGAACCTATTGTTAGCGAACCTGTTGCAAGTTTTGAAGTTGCAATAGAACCAGCTAATTGTGCGTTTGTTATACCACCAGCTTTTACAGTTACAGCACCAGATGATACATCAAAATCACTAGCACTAAAAGAAGCAATACCTTTATTTGAATCTGTAGCATCTTCTCCAGAAATTGTAGTTGTACCGGCAGCGTCATCATAAGCTACATCAATACCCTCACCAGCAGTTACAGAACCACCAGAAATGTCTTCAATAAATTCTTGTAATGATGTGCTATCATTATTAACAAATATATTTTTTATGACAGCTTTACCAGATCCGTTAGGTGTAATTTCTATATTACCGTTTGAATCTGTTGATGATAAAATTCTACCGTCTAATTTTAAATTATCTACACTCCACTCATCAATTTTTTTATTTGAATCTAGCACAGCAGCTGACGAAGCAGTTGCTACACCGTGTGAGTGATCTAAAAGATTTGTAAAATATTCACCTGCAATTTCGATTGGTGAATTTGATGTTGAAGTTGGATCACCTATGAATAAACGTAAACCGTTACCACCTGCACCTGCACTAGCAGCCGAGGTATCGTAAACATAGGCTAACTCTCCTTGATTTAAACCACTGGGAGCGGTAGCGCCGGTAGTTCGTTTTATTTTTATTATTGTTGCCATTTATTCTCTCCTAAAATGTGCCTCCGTTTAATATCAAATTTCCACCTGTGTCGGTTATTATTTCATTTCGACTTGTCCATTTTTTAGTAGTTTCATCATATTGTAATAATGCGCCATCAGCTAAAGAAGTTGCGTTTACGTCTTCTAAATTACCTAAATTTGTTGTCGCTGAGGGGGTTGTTACAGATACCTGTTTTGGTCCAGGTGCTGTAGTAGCATTTACACTTGCAGTAAGATTAGTTGTTTGATTAATTCTTGCAGTATAATTTGGCATACACCCTCTCTTTTACTATATTTATAATATTTATATAGTGAAAAGGGGGTGTATGTTGTGTTTTGTGAAAATTATTTTGCTGTGTCAGCAGAATTGGCAGTCGCTACGTTTGAGGCTTCCTCAGTTTTAGGACCGTCAATTTTTTCAAGTTCTTTTTCAATTTTAGCATCATAGTGTTTAGTAAGAACGTCAATTTTCTCTACTTCTACTACATGTCTCATTCTATTTGCCTGTAAGTCTTGTCTTACTGCAATAGCATTTAAACAATCTGCCGATAATTTATCTTGTTTATATTCTTTACCGTTGATAAAGATACTTGGCACCTGAGGTGCTTTTTCTGTTGTTTTCGTATTCAATTCACTACTCATATTTTAACTCCTTAACATATATGTTGTTACATCTATTTATATTGTAACTTGTGGTCTTATGGAAATAATTCCTTCTATTACTCTTGTTACGTCTCCAGATGAGGTTTGAGTAATTTCTACATCAAAAACATAACGTGCTGGGGCATCCAAAGCTGCTGTTTGAGTAGGTGTTAATGATAAAGTCACCACACCAGTTGTAGGATCACCACCAATTGTAGTTGTCATGGTTGTCCTAGTTCTTGTAGAATTATATCCTAGCGCCATTTTTGCAGCTGCTGTATAGCCAGTTAAATTAAAACCTGTTCCGTCAGCATTTTTTACTGTTACTGCCGAACTGAATGATGCTCCTTGATCTATACTTAAATTTGCTATTGCCGCCATGTTATTATTTATAAAGCCTGGCCATTGACATCCTCCAAAAAAAGTGTTATATTACTCGTATAAATAAATTTAATTAACTTTATAATAGGAGTATATAATGAAAAAATATATTATAGCAATCTTGATGTTCGTATTTGCAAATACGTCATATGCTGGTAGCACAACTGTTGTTAACGCAGGTAGTGACTCTGGTGCCTTTCATCAAATGCTTACAATGATTTCTGAAAAATTAGATAACACTAATTACATTCAAGCAAACAATCCAGTTGTAGCGGGTACACACTTTGACAAAAGTAACGTACTTACTTTATGGTCTACAGAATGGCCAGGAGATACATCTCTTCCGTCTGTAACTATGGATAAAAATACTATTGTTGGTGTTACAGCATACGAGACAATACTTTGTAGTCGTACATATAATTCACTATCAGATATGAATGGTGAAATGCTTAAAATTGCAACATGGGGTAAATCACCTGCTGTTGAGAAATTTTTAACAGATTTAGCTAAATCAAATAACTTTGATTTTGAAATTGTGCCATATGACGGTAGTGGTGCTACTACTAGAGGTTATCTAGGTAAAGACGCTGATACTATCTTTACAATTCAAACTAAACAGGCTAAAGTAGAAGCAGATGGTAATTGTTTTGCCTTTAGTTCTAAAGGCGATTTAGACTTTGCATTTGTTGATGTTATTGTAACTGTAAATGCTGAAAACGGAACTGTTGAAAAGTTAAGAAATGTTTTAACAGATTTATCAGCTTCTGAAGCATGGCAAACTGCCTTTGCTGGTTCAGAAACTTATGTATTGAATAATGATAATGCAACTTCACTTGTAAATAAAGTTGAAGCTGCTGTTGCTTTAAATAGTAACTAATAATACTCAATACAATTTTGAAGTTGGTTATTAACGGTCTGATATGTTTTATACATATCGGACTCGTTAGTACCAGTAATCAAAAAAGAAACTCTAGGCACCCTTTCGGAAGTAACATGAGTATATTCTTGTATTGTTTCTCCAGGTCTTAATCTATCATTATTAGTTTTCAACCAATATTTTTTTAAGTGAGATATATCTTTTACAGATTTTATTTTACCTGGTTTTAATTTAGAAATTTTCCACAACATTTGTTTTTGAAAAGAATACGGTTCATCATTTAAAATTTTTGAGACTATCGTATTGTTATGAATGTCGTCCATGAGTTGTAAGCCTTGACCAATTCTTGGATTACAATCAATCATCTTAATATTATTTTCCCATTTATAAAAATCAGGTCCAGAAAAAAACATATTCTTTAATTCTAAATTATTAATTACTTTACTATAAAAATAATCAGCATTTAATTTAATATTATCTGGTACGTCTTTTTCATCAACACTCATCCATTCAAATAGTTTAGTTTCATATCTATATTTGTCTATTTGTCTGTACCAAACCTTGCCTTTTACCCATAGTAAATCTTTTATAAGTCCGTTATTGTTTACATAATAATATGGAGCCCAAATTTCAGCATTTGTAGGAAGTTGATCTTGTATTATGTAACGATTTATACGATTATTAAATTGAGGATCTTTCCAACCATTTTCATTATTAGTAAAAAAGTCTAATACATTATTATTTAAACAATGCGATAAAAACTCTTTTTTATTTTTAAAAGAAATATAATTTAAACCTCCAGGTTTACCACCTGAACCAATAGCGGGTTTTACGATAAAAGGTTTATCTTTCCAATAATCTAAATGATCTGGTTTTGTTGGTAATATATTGTGAGGTATTAAACTTTTAAGACCTATACTAATACACAAATCATCAAATTTCTTTTTATCAGATAATATATCAGCAGCTCTTTCTGATACATTTTTTAATCCCCATTTTTTTTCTAATTTTGCTTGTATAGGCAGTAAACTTTCTGATATTGTAAAAATTCTATCGTATGGTCCTTTTATCTTATCAAAATTTTCAGTAACTATATCACAATTATTTAATGCTGTTTCAAGACATCCGTATCTGTGACGGCCTCTTGGATATCCTAGTATTAAATTTTTCATTAATAAATTACCATAACTCTTACTAAATTATCCCAAAACAAATCTGTTAAAAAATAACCATATAATATAGGAAAAGTATCAAACTTTCTCAAAGCATAACCTATGATACCTAATACAAATAAACATATAATCAACCATTCATGTACAGGATAAATGTTTATACTCATAATACATATGAATGTTACAATAGAATATATTAAAATATTTTTATGTTTTTTATATAATTGTGCCAGTTGTCCTAATATATTAAAACACCCCCATGATAACACTACACATATAATCAAAACAACAGGTATGTAATACATTATATCTGTAAAATAATTCATAGTATCTACACTAAAAGTAAAACCTTTTGTAACAATTAAATAATAAATTAATACTTCACTGCCTACAATTGGTATGCCTAATATGATTAGAGGTAGTAATGAACTTAAAGCACCACTATTATTAGCCGCCTCAGCAGCTGCAATTTTATTTAAATCTTTCTTAACAAAATTAGCACTTAAATAACTACCTAATATATTTGTAACCCCTGGTATAAGACCACACCAAAATCCTATAAAACTTCCTAAACCTGTAGATGTTATTGTGCTTGTATCATAACCAAATTTACTAATCTTTTTTTGTCTTCCTATTTCAACATCTCTAAACTTTAACAATTCTGGTATGATGTATAAACAAATCATAACAGCACTAAAAGGAATACCCAATGTTAAATAATCTATATCAAATGTTCCCCATGTTTCATAAGTTGTATTATTAAAACCTATCTTTGCTAACACACCACCAAATAAAAAAAGAGATACAGTTTTCCATATCTTTTGTTTTGATAGTAATGTTAAAAAGACTATCGCCGTGCATATAATAACTAATTGTAAGGTACTATTATAAAATTGAAATATATTGTATATACTAGGTAAAAATATTAAAAACAATATAATTGCAAATATAGAACCTATTGTACTTGATATGGCATTGTTACTAACAGCTAAATGCCCTTTACCTTTTAAAAATAACTTGTGACCATGTCTAGCAGTTGTCACAGCAGCTGCGTCACCTGGTATACCATATAAAATACCTGTCACTGAATTGGTATAATTTGTTGTGATAAGAAGTGAGATGTAAAAGAGTAATATATTAAAAGGGTCTAAAATTTGTAGTAAAGGATATAATGTTGCTATGGCTAAAAAAGGACCTGCACCAGGTATTAATCCAAAAAGAACTCCTGATAATATTCCACATAAACACCATAATATAGAAAGCATTATTTTACCTTGCCATAATCTAACATTTTTTTAAACAATTGTTTATCAAATTTTAAACACATTACTAATAAAACTATACCGTCTGAAAATGAAAAAACACAATGTTTTTTATTACCATTAAAATACCATAAAGAACCACTATTACGTTTAATAACTCTGTCATCATAAATCCATTTAAAGTCATACTCATTTGATTTTACAAAACCTACAAATCTTACTTCATCATAACTATAATCTTCTTTATTAATATCAAAATGTTCAGGAAAATAACTACCTCTGTCCATTCTTAAAAAATGGCAACGGCCTAACCATGGTTTCCATGGCTCTAATATTGATTGTAAAGTAGGACATTGTTTCCATACGTCTGTAGGAACATTAATATCGTGATTGTGTATTACTTGACCTGTTTGTGTTTCCCAATCTCTTAAACTAGATAAATCAGGCACACCATGAAGACCACCATCAATACTAGTTACACTTAATCCCCAACGATTATTTGGTTTCTTTGTATTGTAATTATATCTTTTCCAATCTTTTTCAAAAGGTTTTAATTCTTCTAATAATTTATCTTTTTTGAAACTTGGAAATTCTATCCAATCAGACATTGTGTTTAGACGTAATAACGCCTTATCATCATCATTCATAATTATACCTTAAACTTTAAAAGCTTTACCGTCTCGATAAGGAATATATTTTTTTACATCCATTTCTTCAGTAATTTTAGTATATTCTAAATCTTTATCTATAGGAGGTAACTTTTTAAATTCTTCATACCATTTTTTATAATCATCTTCACTATTAAACATCATCCAATAAAGAATTGACTCTCCATCATATGCTAAAAATCCACCTCTATCTATTGCGTACTTACGATTAATAATAGAGTGTTGAACCATTGCTGATTCATCATTAGGTTCTATTTCACTCCAAAAATTAGCTAAAGAGGTATATATTAAATGTTTTTTAGTATTTTTTACTATCCATTTTACTACATGTGCCATAAATCTATTTATATTGTAAAAAATAATCGCTGTACCAACCTGTCCATCCTTTTTCTTGTAGATGGTGCATTTGACCTAGCGTACATATACTCCCTAATGGTGGTCTCATATAGATATAATCTTTTATTGAAGGACATACTCTATCATATGTTTCGTATTTAATATTTTTATAATACCATTCATCACTACCTCTTGTATATGTCTGTAAATAATAATCAGCATTTTTACTAAATTTATCCCATATATAAGATACATCATCTGTCCAAGATACTATAGATGAATTTAAAGGAGTGTGAGCAGGCTCTCTCCACCATGTATCGTCTAATAGTGTAAAGTTTTTTCTAACTAAATTAGGTAACTTATCATGTATTACCATATCTAAATCAAAGTATAAATTTTCACCATCTCTAAACCTATCATACATTTGAAACTTGTTAAACCAGTTACCATACAGATCGTCTTCAATAACTTCAAAACTATCATACTTTAGACCTGAATATTCATCTATCATATGTTTTAAGTTATCAACATGCCATTGAGTAAACTTATCACCAAATCTACAACAAATTATTCTCACTTAATTTCCTTAACTTCAATGTCTCTAATTCTCATAGTGTTAATTTTAATATCAGCTTTTTCTGGTATAACATGCCAATCACCATTTGGGTCTTGTATTTTTTCTCCAGCATGTTTTGTAATATCAACTATTTTTATTTTTCTAAACTTTTTTCCTGTTCTAGGATTTTTATCTAAACCCTCTGTAGTTAGATTACTGCCATTTCCTGCACCAATAGCTAATTCAGTTTGATCTGATTCCCACCTCTCAACACCTTCTTTAGGATATCCTATGCCAATACCATATGTAATTTTCTTTTTACCTGCTATGACATCATCAAGTATGCCTAATTTCTTTTCCCAAAAATCATCACCGTTTAAATCATTATGACTTTTATTACAACCTGTAGAAAGACCAATAGAAGCTGCAGCTCTTAATACCAATCCCATTGCAATACCAATACTTACATATGCATTTTCCCAACGAGCAGCTACATCATTGCCCTTTAGTGTTCCGTCAGCATTACAATTTAATTGTGTATTTGGTTCTTTTGCTACAAATAAAATATACATGTTAGCATTCATTTGTGAATTTTGCCATGTAGATGGCGGAGTACGATTGTGTGTACAACCCCATGTATATTTTGACAATTCATTTAATACTTTTCTATTTTTAGTCCAATAGATTTCATAATATGCTTCATGTTGTTTTGATGGACTATTCTTAGCAACCCATAATAGATAATCAACAACTTCATCCATCATTGGTTTTGAGTGGTCCCAAACTCTTTGACATTTTTGTATTTTCTGCATAATTTTTATTTCGTTATCCCACTCATAAAACATATGCTTAATACTGTCTTCTCTACCAGCTCTTAATTCAACTAAAGGTCCCCATAGTTTTGACCATTCATCTACGGTCTTTTTTTTAGGTTTTACATCATTAGTTAATATTTTTATTTTATCTTTATCGTCCATTATACCCAATATTTTTCTATAAATTTATTTTTATACTCATGTATAGTTTTTCCAACACCTGTAAAATGTATTACTTTTATTTTTTTATTGACATCATCAAATATCATATAATCTGTATCAAATTTTTTTGCATAAATTTTATTCAATTCAATGTTATAATTAAAGTCATCTGTATGTCTACCTAACCATTCTTTTGGTGTTAATAATAACTTTATATTATTTTCTTCTACTTTCCAATTAACGTAGTTTTGTTCACCATAATATTTATAATGTACATCTCCGATATTATAATAATGTGTTTGCCAATAAGAAGGATTTAATGAAAAATCGTCCCATACTTTTTTTAAACTGCCTGATTTAAATTTATAAAAACCACCATTTAAAGGTAAAATATTTTTATCTTTTAATTCTTTTTCTTTTGCATTTCTTGTATCATCATTCCACCATACACCGTATGATAAAAGTTCATTATCGTTTACAGGATAACCTAATAGATCATCTACGTTACCTGTAATTACCTGATCAATATCCATAATTATAATATCATCACCATGTTGTTGATTTGCAAATTGAGGGCTAAAAAACTTTAGTTTGTGCCAATGTTTTTTTATATCACTATTATGATTATAAGGTAGTATAACATCAGCTTCAATATCATTTGTGTCACTTAAACACACAAACTCAAAAGGTATTGTACTATTTCGTTTTAAACTTCTATATAATTTTGTTACATAATCTGGTTTATAAAAACCTTCAAAATATACAGTACATATTTTAAGCATAGTTTCTCCAGATTAAATCAAAATCTTTACAAATACAATGTACTAATTTTGTACCTTTTGGTATAAACTTTTGTGTGTCAAAAAAATAATGCCATTTATCATCTAGCCATTGTATTTGTACTTTATTAACTTCTTTTTTAAATGAAAAGATTGTTTCATTATCATATCTAAACATATCAATAATATTTTGAGGGTATAAACCACTAGTATCATTTCTTAACTTTGTCATTAAATCAATAGTGTCTTTAAATTTGCCAAAAAAATCTAACTGTTGTATATCTTCTTTTCTTGCGCCAATAATACCTGTATTGATAACATCATTTTTAGAACTTAAACCGTATTCTAAAAGCATAGCCTGACAATTATAATATTTCGCTGATGGACTTCTAATGCTATGATTTACAGTAATAGTTTTAATTACTTGACTATTATTATCATACACACAAATACCTTTAGAAAGATTCCACGCACTAAAAAAAGATTCATTTGTTATAGGAACAACATCAAAATCTAAATATAATATCTCATCATATTCTTTAGATAAAACATAAAGTAAATGTATTTTATAAAAATTAATTATTTCGTAACCTGTGAGTTCAGGAAAGTCTTTTAGCAAATTTTTTTCAAATGTTTCATATTGTTCATCATGTTCAAACATTTTAAAGTCTGACTTACAATACTCAGCATATGTTTTTTTAGTTTCTATTAATTTATCATAATGTATTCTAAAAGCATTAACTGTTTTAAAAGCCTTTACAGTTGTATCGTGTTTATTTTTAGAGTTGCCGTAATGTTCCTTTACAGGCACATCTACATATAAACTGTATATTACTCGTTTCATATTTTACCTACTAGTGTAAATCTAATACCTCTTTCATCTGATATTTCGTCTTCTATTAACACCTCCGCTCTATCTGGCAGTTGTTGTTTAAACTCTTTTATATTATCTACACAATTTACGCTATCATGTATATCGTATATATTATGAGATTGAAAAGCAAAGTAAGCTGGCGACACTCTATCCCACCATGGGTTTCTATATGTCGGTGCTGGTCCCCACTCTCTCATAGGTTTCATATTTTCACAAGAACAATTAATAAATAAGTCAGCGTTTTTATATTGATCTCTAAACTCAAATACATCACCTGTAATAAAATCAATATCTAATTCTTTAAATAAATTATATTTTGCTCTACTGATAACTTTAGGATCTTTATCAATACATGTAATTTTTTTAACTTCATTATAAAATGCAGGTATCAATATACTGCCATACCAACAACCGAATATAACTATTTCAGAATTTTTATTCAAAATATTAAGATTTCTAACATGATCAATTAAATTTAGTTTTGATAAAAACTGATTAGGACTATAAGAATCTAATAAGTCTTTATCTTCTCTAACTTCTCTCATAGAAGAAGATACTAAATTTGTTATTATGTTTTGTAATATTTTTTCGTTTATAGCCATCTTACAATATCTTTAATATCAGGTTTATAATCTAACTTATCTTTTCCCCACTCTTTTAATAAATCTTTTCTATATTGCTCGGCATAACCAATAGATATCATTAATATTGGCCGTTGTTTTACCATAGTTAATCCTACATCATGCCAAGATTTTACATCTCTTTTAAAACATGAATTATAAGACATATCTAAATTTGATTCTAACAAATAATTTGTAAGGTTAGCTGCAAATATTCCAACTTCAACAGCAACTGAATCTACTATTTTAGGAATATATTCCTCATAGGCTTGATCATAAAAATGACCATCTTTTATTTTTAATTCATAAAAAGGATTAGGTTTTGCTATTCTACTATGTATAGTCAGTAAATATGGATTATGTTTTACATGCTCATAAAAAGGATTTTCTTCACCTTCTTGCGTTTTAGTAGCAAGTTTTTTTTCTATGGCTCTTTCCTCGGCTCGTTTATGACTTTTTACACATAGACTATGAATTGCTTCCTTGTGTACATGCATATTAGGACCCCATACAAGAACCTCATAAGCCATTGCATTATTTTTACCCGGTGTTGTTTTCCAGGCTTTCCATAAAGCATTTTCAATTAATTGTTTTTCTGGTATTTTGCTGCCATACTTTCTAACATGTTTTCTTTTTGTTTCAAGTAAATCAAAATGTTTCATTTTATTCCCAATTTACAATGGTGCCCATACTTGGTTTATAATCTTTTTTTGTCATTCCACTTTTCTCAAGGTTTTGATATCTATAATATTCTCCATAGCCTAGAGACATTAATAATATAGGTCTTTGTTCAACAAAAGGAAGATTTTTCCATTTATCGAGTTTTCTAGGAAAACAAGCTGTATAAGAAACATCTATATCTTCTTCCATACAAAATAAAGTTAAATGACTTATAAACATTCCTACTTCAATAGCTGTGTTATCAATAATATCTTCAACAAATTCAGGATAAATTTCGTGAGCTACATGACCTTCTTTTATTGATTCTTTGACATAATCATTTGGTTCACAAACTCTTGACGTAATAATTAATAAATGAGAATTTTGTCTTATATGATTATAATATTGATTAGGTCTTCCTGAAAAACCAACTCCTTGACCATTTTCTTTTGCTTTGTTTTCAGTTTCAGTTTGTTTGCTAACAAGTTTTCTCCATACTAATTCTTTTTCAATATTTTTAGAATTATCCAATACATGAATTTTATAAGCCATAAAGTTATTTTTTGATGATGTAGCTTTCCATGTTTTTCTCAATAACTCATTTAAGGTTTCATTAGGTATTTGTTTATCATTATATCTGACAACATGTTTTCTTTTGCATAGTATATCTAAAGTATCCATATTACTCCTTTCTTATTATCCAATCATTAATTACTAATAAGTCTAATGATGTTCTTTTAAATGTTCT